GGCGACCTGAAGGCGCAGGAAGCGCACTTCGATGAGCTGGGAATTCATCACCACACGCACGGCGTTACGCGCGTCGCCAAGGATAAGCACGGCAAGCCGATGATCCGCGACACTGTCGTATGGCAGGTTATGTGGGTCAAGGTCGACGGCACGAACGTGCTCGAAGGCCCGTACTACTACGACTGGAAGCGTATCCCAGTCATCCGCTGCCCCGGTCGCTACATCAACATCGAGGGCCGCAAGAAATTCCAGTCGCTGATCCGTCACGCCAAGGACGCGCAGCGCAGCTACAACTCGCGCGCCTCGGACATGATCGAGCGCAGCGCGCTGCTCCCGAAGGCCCCGTACCTCGTAACCGAGACGATGATCAAGGGCTACGAGGACCAGTGGAATCAGGCGAACGTTCAGAGCCGGCCGTACCTGCCGTACAACCCGGACCCGAAGTCGCCAGAGGTCATGCCGCACCGCGTGGAGCCGCTGGACCTGCCGCAGGGCGCGCTCGCGCTCGCGCAGATGTCGATTCAGGACATCCAAGCCACCATCGGATACTTCGACCCGGCGCTCGGCAACGCCGAGGACATGAACCGCGTGTCGGGTAAGGCGCTCGTGCAGCACACGAAGCGCAGCGACCTAGGCAGCTTCGAATTCATCGACGGGTTCGGTCAGGCTCTCCAGCTAACGTGGGAGATGATGATCGACATGATCCCGTCCATCTACGACACGGAGCGTGTCGAGCAGATCATCGGTCATGACGGCATCATGCAGGAAGTGACCCTGAACCAGACGCAGGACGGCGTCGAAGACATCATCAACGACCTGTCGAAGGGTACGTACGACGTCAAGGTTACCATCGGACCGAACTACGAGACCCAGCGTCAGGAAGCGCTCGACGCGCTGATCGCGCTGAGCGAGGCGATCCCAGACCACGCGCCGCTGATCGCGGACCTGATCGCGAAGAACGTCGACACACCAGACGCCGCCGAGATGGCGAAGCGTTTCCGCGTGCCGCTCATCCAGCAGGGCATCATCCAGCCGAACGACGCGGAGAAGAAGGCGGGCGTAGGCCAGCCGACTCCTCAGCAGATCCAGCAGCAGAAGATGGCTCAGATGAACGAGCAGCTGCTCAAGGGCAAGGCGGACAAGATGACGGCGGACGCCGGCATCGCGCAGAGCCGCCTGCAGTCGAGCCCGGGCGAGCAGGAGAAGCTGAAGCTGGGCAACATGAAGCTGGCGAGCGAGATCCACGACGCCGCGCTCGGACACGCCGGCATCCCAGACATGCAGCAGGCGCGTACCGACCAGCTGACCAACGCTCAGGAGCTGTCGCATCAGGGCAACCTGAACCAGCAAGAGCTGCGGCATAACGAGGAGACGCACCGGCAGGGCCTGACGCACGAGCATCAGGCGCACACGGCCGGCGTGCTGAAGGAGCGCTCGGAGCACGAGCACGGCGTCGGCATGGAGCGTCATGATCACGATCACGAGGAGCGCCGCGCGCACGAGAAGCACCAGCGCGAGGAAGCGCGCAAGCACGAGGCGCACCAGAGCGAGATGACGCGCATGCGCGAGAAGCACGCGCTTGAGCTGGAGCACGCAACGAAGTTGAACGACGCCAAGGTCGCCGCCGCGAAGGCGATGGCTAAGGCCAAACCGAAGGCAGCTGCCAAGAAAGCCGCCTGATCGTATCTGGGTGAGACCGATACCGCCTCGCGTCGGCGTACGACGTGTACATCGGAGAGAACATGGCTAAGCGCGAAGACACGCGCGACTTCGTCAAGGCACTGGAAGCCTATGAGTCGAAGCCGCAGACGCAGATTTCGGACAAGGTGAATCCATTTCGCGGGGCGACCCCCGCAGCGGCCGCGACCCCTGCTGCAGTAGCAGCGGTGGCGGCTGGAAACGTTGACGCTACACCGGGCGGCACGCCCGCGGTTGCATCCGCGGCGACAGATCTCACCGACGACAGCCCCGTTGTCGATGAGGACGGTACACTCGGCGACCCGACCGAATCGGGTGAGGGGACTTCGGATGAAACGTCGGACTCATCCACCGACTCCGTCGATTCCGGCGATGAAGTTGATCCTAACGCGGACCTGACTGGTGAAGAGGACCAGCCGCCGAAGAAGGGATCAGCCCGGGAACGCATTGTGGAAGTTCTGGATCTTGCTGAAGGCTACAAAGAGTACGGCAAGCTGAAGGATGCGGAGAACAAGGAACTGCGCGCACGACTGGCGCAGGCCACTGGGAACCGCCAAACAACAGCCACTGCCACGGCCGCCGCACCTCCGGCGCCGGAACCACCGTTGGAACCAATGCCCGACCTCTCAGACGAGGACGTGGCGTACGACAACGACAAGTACCGCTCGAAGATGGCCTCGTGGTTGGACAAGCGCGACGCGCGCAACCGCAAGGCTGTTGTGGCTGAGATCTCTGGCACAACCAAGGCGCAGGCCATTCACGACGGCGTCCTCTCCAAGGTGACGACCTTTATGAAGGACCACCCTGACTACAAGACTGTGGTCATGGAGAATCCGATCCTCGCTGCTAACCAGCTCGGACCGGACGCCGGTCAGTTGGTAGCTGAGTCTCCGTACACGGCCGAGCTGCTGTACCGCTTCGGAAAGGACGACGACCTCGCGATTCGCATCGCGCGGATGCCGCCCCGTGAGCAGTGCAAGCTGATCGGACGTCTCGAAGACGAGATTGAAGCTGATAAGAAAGCAGGCAAAGGCAAGACACCTGCAACTCCACAGGGCGGCGCGAAGACCGTCCAGAAGAAGTCCATCACCAACGCACCCCCACCGCCGACCGTAACCCGGTCAGCGGCAAAGCCGGAAACGCGAAGCGTCCTTGACCCGTCAATGGGTATGGAGGAATTCGCGCGACAGCACAGGGTGAACAAGCAGAACTCGCGAGCGGCCAACCGCAAAGCGCGAGGACTGAACTAACATCTCGGAAGGGATAAATGGCTAACTCACTCATTACGGCCCAGTGGGTCGCTCGTAAGGCGCTGGTATTGCTCCACGCCAAGAGCAACTTCACAGGTCGTACGAACCGCGACTACCAGAGCTTGCTGCCGGGCCCGATCAACGGGGTCATCCTTGGTCAGCAGCTCTCGATCCGTCTGCCGTTCCAGTACCAGCTGCGTACCGGACCTCAGATGAACGCCCAGAACTCCGTTCAGCGTTTTGCCACCCTGCTGGTCAACCAGCAGCTCGGCGTTGACATCAACTTCACGAGCGTAGAGCGCGCGATGTTGCTGAACAACTTCGAGGAGCAGGTTCTCGAACCCGCGATGGCTCGCCTTGCTGCCGGTGTGGAGAACTTCACAGCCGGTCAGGTGAACAACGTTCCGAAGTTCACTGGCGCGTACAGCACCACAGCGACTTACGACCAGCTGCTCCAGAACGAGCAGTACCTGACGGAAGCGCTGGCCCCTGAAGACGACCGGCGTACCTTCACAGCGACTCCTCAGACGAGCCGTTACTTCGTGAAGGACAACAAGGGTCTCTTCCAGCCTGAGAGCACGATCTCTGATCAGTGGCTTGAGGGTGTCATCTCCGACAAGGCGGCGGGATACGTCTGCTTCCGTAACACGAAGCTGCCGACCCACGTAGTCGGAACATTCAGCGCCTCCTCGAACCCGGCCGTCAACGGTGCCGGTCAGTCGAACCCCGGCGCTGGTAACGCGTTCGTATCGACCTTCGCTCTGGCCACCAACGGCTGGAACGCTGGCGCAGACACCCTCAACGCTGGTGACGTGATCACCATCGCGGGCGTCAACGAAGTCGACCCCGAGACGAAGGCCTCTCTGGGCCGTCCGAAGCAGTTCGTAGTCACCGCGACCACGACCAGCTCCGGCGGTGCAATGGCCGGTCTGCCAATCGCCCCCGGCATTATCACCGGTGGCGCGTACCAGAACGTGGACAACGTGCCGGCCGCCGGCGCGCTGATTCAGGTGTTTGGTGTGTCGGGAGCTGCGTCCAACTCGCCTCTGCTGAACATCAGCGGCGCGTTGATCAAGCAGTCCCTTGGCTGGTACCGCGACGCTATCGTGTTCGCGAATCCTCCGATGCTCGACCTCAGCCCACTCGTCAAGATGACGGCTGCGGAGGCCTTTGAGGGTTACAACATGCGCTTCGCGCAGCAGTGGGATCCGTCTAACGACGTGCTCCCGGCTCGACTCGACTCGATTGTAGGCGCGGTTCTGGCGTACCCAGAGCTGGCTGTCCGCAACATCGAAGTCGCTTCGGCATCCTAATCTGAACTAACCAAGGAGTAAACTCATGGCTAACGTACAGATGGGATACGGCCACGGTGACGTGGTTGGCGTGCCCTTCGACTTCTACGCTGGTGCCACAGTGGTTACTGGCAGCACGATCACGATGCAGACAGGTGTTCTGGTTATCGCTCCTCCGGGCGCGGTATCCCTGACCATCAACCTGCCTCTGAACCCGGTCGATGGCGCTATCGCTGAGATCAGCAACGTGGGTACCGGCGGTGTCATCACCGTGACGGCCCTTAACGCGAACACGGGCGACACGCTCGTGAACGGAACGCTCGGAACTCCGGCGACTATCACCCTCGTGGCTGCCACGGCCGGTGGTGGACAGTCGGCGACCCTGCGCTACCGCTACACTTTGAACGGCTTCCAGCCGGCGAGTGGCGCGGCCGTGAACCCGCGTACGTGGTTCCGTATTCAGTAAGACAAGAAATTACGCGGGGCCCTCACCCTCCGCGTGACCCTCGCTCGGGATATGAGCTGACTTTCGAAAACCGTTCAAAGTAACGGACTCCTAATTTTGAGGCAACCGTGGGACAGACTACCCAGACCACTCAGAGTATCATCACGGAATCGTACCAGATCCTCGGCGTAGTACGCGAGGGGCGAGCGCCAACGGCGACGCAGAGCAGCAACGCTCTCACGATTGCGAATGATAACATCCTCACCCAGCAGAAAGACGGGTGGGGAAACATTGGCTGGTGGCCCCAGACGGTTGCTATGTTGAACAATCCTGCCCCGCTGCAGGACACGGACGTGGCCGACATCAAGTACCTGCTCGCGAGTTGGATCGCGCTGCGGTACGGCATCACGATCCCGAATGATCCGAACGACGACATCTCTGCGCCGACATCTGTGGGCGGCCAAATCCGCGCCGCTCAGCGGCGCATGAACAAGCGTTACCTCAAGCGCACCGAGTGCGACCTCGGGGAACTCTCTCGCCCGCAAGGTGGCCCATGGGGTGGTCCGAACTACCTGTAAGCCATGGCCTACAAAACCCAACCGCTTCCGCTCGCGTCCTACCAGCTTCCCGACCTACGAGCAGGAAGCAAGCGGCTGATCGGGTGCTACCCGGAGATGGCCCAGCAGACCCAGCCGGACGATCAGTTCAGCCAGAACCCCGCGACCCTACGGCGCTGGCCCGGCACCAGCCTCTTCACGCCATCCGGGTTCACGAATCCGCTCCGTGGCATGTGGGAGATGGCCGGCACTGTCTACGCTGTCATTGGGTTCGACCTCTACACGGTTAGCTCGGCGGGCACGTACACGCTCGTGCCGGGCTCGAGCGGCGGCATCACCGGCACCGGCTTCGTGCGGATGACGGACAATCAGGCCTGCCTCGTGATCCTCGTGCCGGGCACCGACACGTGCTACACGTACACGCCGTTCTCGGGCGGCGGCGGCTTCCAGCAGCTGACCAACAGCTTCTTCCTGAACCTCGGCGGCGCCATCGACTGCTGGTACGTTGACGGGTTCATCGTGTTCCTCGCCAACAACAACGGCGGCAACGGCAGCTTCACCTTCTTCAACGACGACGGCAAGATCCAGCGCATGAGGTCCTACTACGACAAACTGGGTCTGGAGCAGCGGGTCGCGGCGAAGGCCCCAGGGATCAAAGGATGGGTCTTCCGGAAACTGATCAACTTCATGGTCGCGCAGGGACAGAAGGGACTGTCATGATCCAGACGGGCCGGGGGGTGCCGCCGCTGGTGCATGCAAAACCTGCACTGCTGTCAAGGACATAGCCAGCTACCGACGCTGAACGACGGGTCCCGAACATCGGCCGCAGACGGCCACCGGTGGACAGAGCGCCCTTCCTACGGTCAAGTTGAGAGGTTACCGGCGCGGTCGGTCGTGCTGTCGTGCCGCTTCCGTCAACTCGCTGCCAGGAGCTGACCGGCGGTAGGCCCGGATCAGGCGGTGGCACCTCCTGGCACAAGACCGAGCTGCACGGCAAGAGCCATAGTGTCCCAGTAACCGCGGTGCATGGCTATCTTCCCGTCGCGCACTTGCACCAGCTCCATGCCCTTGGCGTGGATCCGCCTGCCGGTTGGGGGCAGCTCAGTGCCGTCCGGCTGGACGAGCGGACCGGTGTTCGTAGCGATCCAG